GGGGCTTCTTTGTACCCGAAAATGACAGCCAAAGCCATGATTAGTGATGATCAGGTCATAATTGACCAACAGCCGGCTGAAATCGTCTCAGATGGGCTGCAATCGGTTTTTGAATCGGTCATAGAGCCACGGATTCACTCACCGCTCAATGATTTGCCATCACGCGGCTTTGAACTCATTGATTTTGCCGAACAAATCATTCCGGGCGGCTTTATGCCGTGGCAAAAGTGGTTGGCTGAACATTCGCTCAAGGTAAAGCCGGACGGCCGCTATCATCACCCAATTTCAGTTGCGACTGTTGCGAGACAAAATGGCAAAAGTACCTACATGATGGCGCGCATCCTCATGGGCTTGTTCCATTGGCGCGAGAGCTTGCAAGTCTCAACAGCTCATCGGCTGGTGACATCGCTCGAGCAATTTAGAGCAATTGTGCAGATTATTGAAAGCAATAACGATTTGGCAAAACGGGTCAAACGAATCCGATGGCAACATGGAGCCGAAGAAATTGAAACGCTAGAAGGATCGCGGTTTATCATCAAAGCTGGTGGCTCAGCGGCTCGCGGTTTGAGCAAACCGGAAAGCATCCACATGGATGAAATTCGAGAGCTGCACGACATGGAGACATTTGCGGCCATGCGATATACATTGATGGCCGCCAAAAACCCACAGGTCAATTGTTTTTCAACGGCCGGTGATTCACATAGCATTGTGCTTAATCAATTGCGCGAGCGCGGATTAGCCGCGGCTAGTGGTGCCAGCGATGATGTTGGATATTTCGAATGGTCAGCTCCCACCGATGAGATTTCGTTGGAAAATGCAGCATTTGCAAATCCCGGCCTTAACATAACAATTCATCCGGACAATATCCGATCCGTATTTAATGATCCTGCCGATGTCGTACAAACTGAGGTTTTAAATCGTTGGGTTCAAACAATCTCTAGCGTTATCGGTGCCAAAGAATGGCAAGCCTGTGGCGATGAAACAATTGATCTTGATATTGACAAGCTGACATGGATGGCCATTGATATTTCACCGGATCGTAGAAATGCAGCATTAGTGGGCGCACAAAAGCTTGGATCAGAAAGCTTTGTTATAAAGCTGCTGCATACATGGGAAAACACCATTCAGCTTGATGATCGGGCCATTGCAAATGATGCCGCTGCTTATTGCCGCAAGTATCCGATTGAGTATTTGCTTTACAGCCGGCGAACAACCGGTGCAATTGCCGCGCGCATGGTTCCAGCTGGTATTCCAATCCACGACATGGATTCGGCTTATCCGCAAGCGTGTGATGAGCTTTTGGGCGCAATCAATAGCGGCAGACTCAAACACCGAAATCAATCAACGCTGACCGAGCAAATGCTTTCGGCCGTGCGATTGCGTAAAGGCGATGGGGGATGGGTTATTGGAAGGCGTGCAAGCGGAACCGCCGTGGCCGCAGCTGTGGCCGCTGCATTATGCACCCATTTTGCGACACGCCCAGAAACGGAAATTGATATTTTAGTGGGTTGATGCTTGACATTTTGAGAAAATGGGTGCATGGGATTATTTGACCGCAAACGCACCGTTGAAACAATCGCGCCATTGCGTGGTGCTGATGTAGCTGCACAAATTGGGCCAGCTCCAACACTTGATGCGTTTTATCCATTCGGCGGCGCGGATTATCTTGCCAGCCGTGAAGAAGCCATGTCCGTGCCGGCCATCGCACGCGCTAGGAACATGATCTGCAATTCTATCGCCACAATTCCATTAATCACACGCGATAAAGACACAGGCACGATTATTGATCAGCCAATTGTGATTGATGAACCAGATCGCAGAGTGCCGGGATCGGTTTCATGGGTATGGGCGTGCGAGGATTTATTATTCACAGGATTTAGTTATTTTCAGGTGCAATCACTTTTTGCTGACACATTTAGAGTGCGCGAAATGTGGAGAGTTGCACCTAATCGTGTTGGCACATTCTTAAACGATACTGGAACGGAAATTCTTTATTACACAGTTGATGGCAAACAAGTGCCGGAAAGAGGCGTTGGCTCGCTTGTTGTGTTTTACGGAAATGATGAAGGTTTATTGAATCGAGCCGGTCGAACAATTAGAGCTGGTGCAGAGCTTGAGCGTGCGGCGGCAATGTATGCGCGCGAACCGGTGCCATCAATGGTTTTAAAATCAAATGGCACAGCATTACCAGCTGACCGCATTGCAAAATTACTTGATGCATGGGGCGCAGCTCGCAGAAATCGCGGCACAGCTTTTCTTAATGCTGACATCACAATGGAAACTGTTGGCTTCACACCGGAACAAATCGGCCTCAATGCCGCACGCGAAATTATTGCAACAGAATTAGCCAGAGCCGTTGGCATCCCGGCTTACTTTATTGACGCGCCGACTGGATCATCCATGACATATCAAAACGCCCAAACGGCGCGCCAAACCTTGCTTGATTTTTCACTTTTGCCACTTATGAACAGCATTACCAGCAGGCTCTCAATGCCAGATTTTACGCCATCAACACAGCGCGTGGAATTTGATTTGAAGGCATACCTACGCGGCTCAGAAAAAGAGCGTGCAGAGATTTATAAGATTTTATTTGACATCGGAGCAATTACTACCGATGAAATTAGACAAATGGAGGATATGATCTCATGAAGCTGACAACACCGATGCAAATCACGGCGGCTGATTCTGATTCACGCACAATCACGGGCCGAATCGTTGCATTTAATGAGCACGCAAATGCATCAACCGGCAAAGTTGTTTTTGCCCGTGGATCAATTGCACCACAAGATGTTTTTCTTAATCTTGAGCATGACAACACACGCAGAATTGGCAAAAGCATTGCGATGTCTGTCAATGACAAAGAAATGACTGCCACATTTAAGATTGCAAATACAACAGCCGGAACCGATGCATTGATTGAGGCAATGGATGGATTACGCGATGGATTCTCAATTGAATTGGCTGTTGATAATTATGAAATGCAAAAAGATGGCACTATGAAGGTGCTCAATGGACAGCTCACAGCTGTCGCTTTGGTTACTGAACCGGCCGTGCGATCTGCACGCGTTTCAGAAGTAGCCGCATCAGAAGATTCTGAAACTGAAACAGTTGCAGAAATAACAAACCCAAATGAAGGAGACAAAGTGGATAACACTACCGAAAACACCGCTCCTGCCGTTGAACCGGTAGAGGCTCCAGCTGAGGCTGTACAGGCATCATCACGACCTGCCTATTACACAGCACCACGATCACCAATCACAAACAAGGTTTCTTATCTTGAGCATTACCTAAAGGCAACAATTCTCCATGATGAGGATTCACGCCAATACATCAAGGCAGCAGATAACACAACATCAACAGCACCAGGCATGGTTCCAACACCACAAAGCACACAGGTCGTCAATGCATTGGCAAACGCCGATCGCGGAATGATTGATGCGTTAAGCCGTGAAACATTAGTGGGCGAAGGAATGACATTTGAAATTCCACGTGTAACCGCGGTGCCAACTGTGGCAAACATTGCAGAAAATGCAGCTGTCACAGAATCATCACTATCAGCAACATTTTTGAGCGTACCTGTTCAGAGCTTCAAAGGTCGCGCAATTTCAACTGTGGAACTCATTGACCGCAGCCGGCCTGAGTACCTAACCGCGCTTTTGCAAAATCTTGAATTTGCTTATGCAAAAGTAACTGATGAATTCGCCGTTGGCACAATTGCTGCCGCAGGTCAGCAAACAGGTGTCAATGCAAACACAGCAACAGGTTTCTTGGCTTACACATCACAAGCTGCCGGTGCTGTTTATTCATCATCACTCGGATTTGCTCGCAACATTGTAGTAAGCCCAGGACAATGGACAAACATCATGGGTTACAACGACAATGGCGCACCTCTTTACAACGCAGCACAGCCATCAAATGCAGCTGGAAATGTGAGAGGCGATTCATTGCGCGGTGTAGTTTCACCGGGCTTAAACCTCTTTGTTTCTCGCTCAATTGGTAACGCTGGCCCAACAACATCAACCGGAGATTTTTCAATGGTCGTTGTTAATCCAGATGCATGGACATGGTATGAGTCACCACGCTTTACATTGCGCACAGCAATCCAAAGCGATGGAACCATTGACATTCTTTACTACGGCTACGCAGCAATTGCTCCAAAGATTCCATTTGGCGCATGCTGGAACCAGACCTGAGCCGAATAACAACTAATCATCGGTAGCGGTCGCTCCCGAACGCTAACGATACGAAAGGAACCGAGATGCCAGCAATAGTCACAGCTTCACAGCTACGATCCATTCTTGGTGTCTCGGTTTCTTTATATTCCGATGCACAGCTTGATTCATTTATTGATTCAGCTGAGCAAACGATTTTGCCTTTACTAACGCAATACCAATCATCGGTGACATTTGCCAACGTAAGTGATTCCGTCATTTATTTCACTACAATGCGGCCAAATTACTTTGTGCCGGGGCAATCTGTAATCGTATCCGGGGCCGGAGCATACAACGCGACCTACACAGTCACCGATGATCGGATTGAGCCATACACCTTTACAGCTGCAACAAACGCAGCTGATCGCACATATCCATTGCCATTTATTCCATCGGCAACAGCGACATTGAGCGGATCATCAGCGGCGCAGCTTTACGCCAACACACCGCCCATTGAAAACGCGATTTTGGTCGTTTCGGTTGAGATATTTCAGAGCATCACAGCTCCCGGCAACCAAATCATGTCAGATACATTTCAACCAACACCATTTGTGCTTGGTCGCAGCTTAACAAATAGAGTCGTTGGCCTACTCGGGCCATTTTTGGATGTCGAGGCAATGTGTCAATGACAATCGAGGCAGACATCCGCACACCATTACAAACCGCGCTTTCAACTATTGCGGCCAACGTGTATAACGGCATCCCGGAAACCATGACAAGTCCAAGCATCGTTTTAGTACCGGGATCACCATATTTGGAAAGTGTGTTGCTCAATGGCGCAACAACAAAAGTAAAAATAAACATGACTGTCACGGGTGTTGTTGCTTATATGAACAATGCGGCAGCTTTAGACAATCTTGAACAATTGATGATCAACATCATCAGCACAATGCCCGATGGATATGAAGTCGGCGATGTAAATCAACCACAATCATTGGAAGTCGGTGCAGGTAAATACCTGATTGCCGATTTACAAGTCAGCACCTATTACACCAACTAAGGAGAAATCATGCCAACAACAATCGTCACCGGCAGAGACATCACTTTCACCATTGATGGTGATAATTACGATGCACAGGCCACATCCGCAATCTTAACTATTGATTCAACAATCAATACATATCAAACTTTGGACGGCAAGGCGTATTACACCACCGATTCACAAGGCACATTTGCCGTTGAAATGCTTGCCGACTGGCCAGCTGGTGGATCACTTTGCAATGCACTATGGACAGCGGCAGACACCGCACCAAATACACCATTGAGCGTTGTTTTTACAGCTGCATCAGGATCAGTCTTCAATTTTGATGTGCAACCAATCTTTCCATCAGCCGGAGGCACAGCACCAGATGCACAAACTGTTTCATTGTCGTTTACTTGTGTGACCACACCTACACTCTAGAAAGGAAATCGGGAGCATGAAACTACCAATCACAATTGAGTTCGTTACGGGGGAGAGCGCGATTTATACCGCGCTTCCACCGGAATGGATGAAATGGGAACAAAAAACTGGAAACACCATTCAACAAGTTGCTGAGAAATTGGGAATTGCTGATTTGATGTTTTTGGCGTATCACGCAATGAAACGCGAGGCAGCTGGCAAAACTGTCAAACCTTTTGAAGTGTGGTGCGAAACTGTTACTGACATCAGCATGGGAGAAACCGAACACCCAAAAGTTACGAGCCGGGAACAATAAACCGGATTATTTGGGAATTGGCCATCACCACCGGATTGTCACGATCAGAGTTTCAAACAGCTGAAGATGTTTTGACTGTGTATGACATTTTGAGGAGGCGCAATGGCAACTAAATCATCCAGAGACACCGGCACTTTCTCATTTACTGTTGAGCCTTTAGAATTGCGGAATTTGTTTAGGCTTTTGTCTGCATTGCCAAAAGAGGTACAAGATCAAGTGCGAACAGAGGCCGGGTCAATGTCAAAAAGGCTGGCTGGCCAGCTGATGCAATTTGGCCTTGTATCTCCAACACCACAAGCAAAACTGGTCATGGATTCAATCACAACTCCACGCGATCGCCTTATTCGTGTTGATATTGGAGGCACAAAAAAGGTTGGTCGCAAATATGGCGGCAAAACAGGCAAAGGCGGCAAACGCACAAATCAATCACAAGCTGCCGCTGGAACACTTTTATGGGGATCAGAATATGGCTCCCATCCGGGTGTTGATAGAGCAGGTCGAAGATACACAAACAGATTTAAGGCCGTGGCAAATCCAAGCGGTTATTGGATTACACCAGCTGTTGATTTTTACACGCCGGTTGTGGCAAAAGAATATATTGCAATGGTTCAAACACTTATCAGAGCGAACGGACTTGAATAATGGCAAAAATTCCAAAAGTCACAGTCACCTTTGATGCTGATTTAGATTCGTTAAAAAAAGGCGTTAAAGGCGCGACAACCGAGGTTGATTCATTTGGCACTAAGGTTGGGGATTTTAGTAAAAAAGCTGCTCTGGCATTTGCCGCTGTGGCAGCTGCCGCTGGAGCGATGGCAATCAAAATTGGCGTGGATGCCGTCAAAGCTGCCAGCGATCTCAGCGAAACAATTTCAAAGGTTAATGTGCTATTTGGCGATACAGCCAAAGACATTGAAAAATTTGCAGATGGTGCCGCGGCATCGTTAGGACAGACAAAACAACAAGCTTTGGATGCAGCTGCAACATTTGCCACATTTGGTCGAGCTGCCGGACTTAGCGGCAAAGATTTGTCCGGTTTTTCAACCGGGTTTGTGAAATTGGCTTCCGATCTTGCATCATTCAACAATACATCACCAGAACAGGCAATCAATGCAATTGGGTCAGCATTACGCGGTGAAGCTGAACCATTGCGCGCGTATGGCGTTTTGCTTGATGATGCATCATTGCGGCAAGCAGCTTTGGAATTGGGAATTGTCAGCACAACCAAAAATGCATTGACACCACAGCAAAAGGTTTTGGCGGCTCAAGCTCTCATTTACCAGCAAACATCAGCTGCACAAGGCGATTTTGAGCGAACAAGTGATGGCTTAGCTAACAAAACACGCATCCTGACAGCTCAATTGGAAAATGCCAAAGTAACTATTGGTGAAGCACTTTTGCCGATTGTTTTAGAATTAGCAACATTGTTTTCAGAAAAAGTCATTCCAATCGTGCAACAAGTAGCCGATGCTTTTGGATCAAATGCCGATGGTATGAGCGGCACATTGCACACTTTAGCTGATGGGATAAAAGGTTTCGTGCAACCAATTTTTGAAGGATTCAAATCAGCTTTTGACAAAATCAAAGCAACTGTTATTGAAAACAAGGACGAATTTAAGGCATTTTTTGATGTCATCAAAGCTGCTGCACCAATAATCGGTACTGTGATTGGTAAAGCTTTTAGCATCATTGGAGACATTGCCAGTGTTGTTTTAAATGTTTTTGCAAATGTTGTTGGTGCTCTCAAAGGTTTGATTAACACCGCGATTGATCTTATCAACATTGCAATTCGTGGGTTTAATCTTATCAAACCGGGTGCGGATATTCCATCAATTGGAAAGATTGGAACATCAAGTTTTGCAACATCAGGCGCACCGGGGGCAATTTCAAGTGGCCGAACAAACTTAGGTGGTACAACTGGTGGTGGTACAACTGGTGATGGGATTACCACGGGCCGAACAAACTTAGGTGGTACAACCGCAAATACAATTTTGAATGAAGCGGCTTCAACAGTCACAAAAGCGGCCGTTGCAACAAAAGCCATTGCTGGTGCATTTACGGATTCACAAAATGCAGCTCGATTGGCGGCATTAGGCGGTGGAGGATTTACAGATTCACAAAATGCCGCAAGATTAGCCGCTGCCGGTGGAATTACAATAAATGTCAATGCCCCATCGGTAATTGATGAAGAAGGATTTACTCGAGCAACAACAAACGCCTTAAATAACTCAACATTTAGAGGCACAAATGGCGCAAGCAATTTGGTTTATTTATGACAATTTTTAATCCCATTTGGCAAGTGAAAATTGGTGGTATTGAATACACCAACTATGTGCTGGCCAATCTATCTATTACATCCGGGCGCACCAACATTTATGAGCAAGCCAACGCCGGATATGTCAATCTTGAGCTTATTAATTTAGATCAATCAATTATTGATATTGAAGTCAATGATGCTGTTAGTGTTTCATTGCAAGATTCAAGCGCGACCTTTGTACCGATTTTTGGCGGCACGGTTGTAGATTTTGGCATTGGTATAGCTGCATCAGGTGTGGTGGGAATTAATCAATCGGTAAAAATTACGGCTGTCGGAGCTTTGGCCAGATTGCCAAAAGCTTTGACCGATGGCGTTTTAACACAAGATTTTGACGGTGATCAGATTTTGACCATTCTTACCGATTTGCTCATTAATTCATGGAACGAAGTGCCAGCAGCTTTGACATGGGCGACTTATGACCCAACGGTTCAATGGCAAAATGCTGAAAATCTAGGATTAGGCGAAATTGACACGCCGGGCAGTTATGAGCTTGCAGCTAGATCATCATCAACAATTGATGTTTATTCATTGGTTGCAGCTTTAGCCACATCGGGATTGGGCTACATTTACGAAAACGCTCAAGGCCAAATTAGCTATGCATCGGCCGATCATCGTTCCATTTATTTGGCCACAAATGGTTACACCGATTTATCAGCAGCTCAAGCAATTGCAAACTCTCTCTTTGTGCAGACTCGAGCTGGTGACATTAGAAATGAAATTGTGCTCAAATATGGTGCAAATTCATCATCAGAGGTCACAGATACGGATGCGGCTTCCGTAGCCTTATATGGCCGATTGGCTCAAATCATTAATACAACCGTGAAGCATCAGGTGGATGCCGAAGATCAAGCGGCTTTTTATTTGACTCTCAGATCATATCCACAAGCGATGTTTAATCAAATCACTTTTGAGCTAACAAACTCGGAAATTGATGATGCCGACCGAGATGCTTTGATTGGCATATTTATGGGCTTACCATTGCGCATTACCGATTTGCCTCTCAATATGGCATCAGGCACATATTTGGGGTTTGTGGAAGGCTGGTCATGGCGAGCCTCTTACAATTCCGTATCCGTCACGGCAATAATTTCACCATTGGCATTTTCATTGCAAGCCATGCAATGGCAAGATGTCTCCATTCTGGAACAATGGAACACCATTAGCGGAAGCCTAAATTGGGCTGATGCGTTAGTCGTAGCGTAAGGAGAAAAAGTGAGCAATCCAACAAGCAATTTTGGATGGCAAATGCCAACGGCCACAGATTTGGTCACGGATTTGCCAGCTGATTTTGAGGTTTTTGGCCAAGCTGTTGATACATCGTTGGCTGATCTCAAAGGCGGCACAACAGGTCAGATTCTTGCAAAAAACACAAACACCGACATGGATTTTGTATGGATCACAAATGATGTGGGTGACATTACAGCTGTGACAGCTGGCACGGGCATTTCAGGTGGTGGCACATCAGGTGCGGTCACAATTACAAATTCAATGGCCACAGAAATAGCAGCTAAAGGCGATTTAATTGTAGGTACTGGGTCAGCAACTTTTGATAATTTAACAGTAGGTGCCAATGGCACAGTTTTAACAGCCGATAGTACGGTAAGCCCAACAGGCTTGAAATGGGCTACGCCTGCAAGCGGTGCAACTTTTGCAGGTGTTGCAGTCACAAAAACTGCTAATCAACTTATTAATGACACTACCTACACCGTTCTATCTTTTAATTCTGAAGATTTAGATGTGGGCGGTTATCACGACAACGCAACTAATAATTCACGGCTGACAGTGCCTAGTGGCAAGGCTGGTTACTATTACGCTTATTTCAGCATTGCCTTTGCTGGTAACTCATCAAATGGTGGTTCAGGTCGTAGAGCATTTATTATGAAAAATGGAACAGTCGCATCTCTTTGCAATATGCAATCGGATGTGTCTGCTGCGGTGACTAAATCATTAACCTCTGGAAACATTTTTAATTTAGCGGTGGGAGATTATTTAGAAGTTGCTGCTTTCCAAACCAGTTCTTCAAACATCAATGTTCTTGGTGGAGATTATTATTGCGTATTCGGTATGACTTACTTAGGAGCATAAAAATGATTCAATTTACAAAGCCAACTAATCTCAATGGTGGAGAATTGCTTAAAGAACTCAATGCTGGCGGTGTCATTATTACAGAGCCACCACTAATTGATGGTGCTGGTGACTTTTGGTTAGACATAGCAGAAGCCGACAAAGCCAAAGCAACATCAATCGTGGCAGCACATAACGGAACAGTCGCACCGATAGAGCCAACTATTGAAGATAAACTTGCAAGCGTAGGTTTATCTGTGACTGACTTAAAAGCGGCACTTGGGCTATAAGTGGAACACTCGACTGAGATGATTCATGGCTAATTTTCCACAAGGCACATTGCCGCGTTTGATTCAGGTTGCGCTTGCTGAGGTGGGCGTGGCCGAAACGGGCAACAATGAGACCAAATATGGCAAATACATGAAAGCCGACAAGCTGCCGTGGTGTGGGTCATTTCTCAATTGGTGCGCCGATCAAGCTGGTGTGAAGGTTCCAAATGTGGTAAGCACAAAAGCCGGAGCTGAGGCATTTAAGAAAAACAAGCAATGGCATGACACGCCAAAGATTGGTGATTTTGTTTTCTTTGATTTTATTATTGATGACAAAACTACAATTAATCATGTGGGCTTAGTCATCCGGGCATCGGAAAAACAGATTGTGACCATTGAAGGCAACACCAGCAGCGGTGGGGATCAACGCAATGGTGGTGAAGTGATGGTGAAATCCAGAGCTTTGGGAGCACGCTCATTTGTAGTCGGTTATGGCCGGCCACACTATGAGCCATTTTCCGGTGATTTACCGGATAGACCAAAAGGAGGAAAATAAATGGAGCAAGCAAAAGCAATGCTGGCATCATGGGCGCGCAGCTCAATTGCTGGAGCGTTGGCAGTATGGATGAGCGGAAATCAAAATCCAAAGGATTTAGCATTGGGATTGGTTGCTGGCCTTGTGCCGGTACTAGCTCGATGGGCTAATCCTAACGATAAGGCATTTGGTAACAAGAAATGAGTGTGGGCGAATGGACGGCGGTTGGTGGGCTTGTTATTGCGGTGCTAACTGCCGTTTATTCGTCAATGCGATTCATGGTGAAATCGATCATGCGCGAGCTTTCACCGAATGGGGGCAATTCACTCAAGGATCAAGTGAGTCGGATAGAAGCCCGGCTGGATCAATTAATGCTCGAGATAGCTAAAAGTAAGTAGCGACACGCCGCAATGTAAGCGCGATTGTTGAAAATGTCGGCTGTGCCTGTCACTCTGTATTTGGGAGCTGAGACACGGCTCCCAGAAACGGGAGCAAAAAAATGACAACAAGTGAAATCGGGTTGGCTGTGCTCATGGCAATCGTCTGCATTTTGTGGGCTTTAATGAGCTATGCAGTCGGCTACAAAGAAGGCCACAAAGAAGGTTATCAGCGCGGCAAAGCTGTTGGCCGTCATGCAGCTGGACAGGCGGTCAAATAATGGCGTTCATGGATTCTTACGAAGGCAACAAACAGCGCACAGATCGTTGGATTGCCACATATCCTCAAGGTAGGCTGGAAACGTTGATTGTGGAATTTAACGCTGAAAAAGGTTATGTGCTTGTACAAGCTAAGGCATATCGAAATCAGATAGAAACAGAGCCGGCTGGCGTGGATTATGCCTTTGGCTATCGTGAAGCTTATCCGGAGAAAATGCGCCGCTGGATGATCGAAGATACCTGCACATCAGCTTTGATGCGTGTGATGGCTTTGGTCATGGGCGGCACAGAAAAGGCCACGCAAGAGGTCATGGCACAGGTTAAAAGCCAAGCACCAGCTGTTGAATATGATTACTGGAGCACCAAATTTGGCGATGTACCAAGCTATAAAACGCGAGAAGAAGCCGAACAAGCTGAGCCGATTGCGTGGGAAGTAACGCCGGAAAGCGCACCGAGTTGCTCACACGGATCAATGCGATGGAATCAAAGCAAGCCGGATGCAGCCAAAGCATGGGCTGGATACTTTTGCAGCGAAAAAATCAAAGAAAAGCAATGCAAGCCGCTATGGTATGTGCTGACCAGCGATGGCACATTTAAGCCGCAGGTGTGATGATGAGAAAACATCAATTAATCAAACTGTTGATAGCAATTGAAGTCATCCTGCTGGCCGTCATGATGTGGGTGGTTTTCAAATGAGCGATTATATGGAAATCATCAACCCACAGACTCGCACAGCTAAGCTGATGTATGAAGGCAAAATCGTTGAAGAATACAAGATTGAGCAATGCGATAAATGCTCAAAGCTGATGAAATTTGACCAATTTGGCTATCAAAAAGGATATGGCGGCGAAAATGTCATTTGGTTTTGTGGAGGCTGCCGATGATAAATCGTGTGGAAGAAGTGCAATGCATGATTGCAGCGATTCAACATTGCCACGACCGCAACGCTGACCATCCCACGCGCTTTCAAAAAAACCTGTCATGGTTTGAATATGTGGCGCAAATGGCTGAATCAATGGCAGCTGAATTGGTGGTTGCAAAACGATTGGGATATGAGTATCAACCTGGCATCACATGGGATAAATCAAAGGCCGATGTGGGCGAACATATTGAAGTGAAATGGTCAGCTAATCCAACATCCAATTTGTGGATTCAAGAAAGCGACCGCCATGATCGTGATATTGCCGTGCTAGTTACAGGCCATTCACCAAAGTTGCACATTATCGGCTGGATGCCGGTGGCAGTAGCTAAGAAGCCACGCTATAAAAACACCAGCCAAAACAATTGGACGATTCCACAAACTAACCTGCAACCCATCGAGACATTAGCAAGGAGCAACTATGCACATCCTGTTATTTGATTGCGCTATTTGTCAGAAGCTTTACGGCAAACCTAAACAACGCTTTGGATTGAAGAAAGGTGCTGAATTAACAGAGCATGAGTGGTTTGCTCAATGCATGGGATGCGGCACATTTGGCATCAAAATTGTGGATGATGCTCGAATTGCAGAGCTGAGTCAATGATAAAGTTATCCACAGGCTTTATCCACATGTGCGTAAAAGGTGTGGGACTCGCTCAAGATTACGCTCGCTACTTGACACAGTTGCTACCATCAACACTCGTTGGCGAGCCGGTTCACCGGGTAGCTCGCAGACGATGTTTGGTGGTTTTGGGCGTGCTGTGTGTAATGGGGATTACACCGGCACACTCAACAAAAGAAGTTAAACAAACAACATCAATAGATGCATTGAAGCTATATGCACATTCAAGGATTGTTAATTACAAAGAGTTTCAATGCTTCAACACATTGATTACAAAAGAAAGCAATTGGCGAGTTGAAGCTATCAATCCAAATGGCAATCACTTTGGTTTAGGTCAAATGAGAAACACTAAGTATCGCAACTTAGATGGTTATCGTATGATTGACTGGAGCTTGCGTTATATCAATCACAGGTATCAAGGCAAGATTTGCAATGGTGCATTAGCTCATTGGCAAAAGCATGGGTGGCATTGATGACTTATCACTCTCAAAGAGCAAGCAACAGCTCCAAATGGAAACAGATACGCAAGCGCATCATTGCCAGAGATCAAGGCATTTGTGCCTACTGTGGGGTTGAAGGTGCCACGACTGTGGATCATGTACTGCCGGTAGCCCGGGGCGGTGACGATAGTGAGTCCAATTTGGTCTGTGCGTGCGTAAAATGCAACACATCGAAAGGAAAGAAGATGCCATTCGATTTTTTTGAGCCGGTTTCCAC